GATACGGCAGCTTGGGTCGATCTCGGTCACGTCCGCCTTGATACTCCACTACTCAATCCCGTAGCCGCTGAATGGATCCTGCGCCGCTGCTGCCTCGCTGCTGCCCGCCATCTGCTCGGCGGTCTGCTGCTCAATCTGCTGCGCTTTGGCTAGTGAGAGCCCCGTCTGGCCCGCCTGCTGAGCTGCCTGAACGCCTTGCATAGTCGTCTCTGCTTGAGCTCGCTCTTGGCGTATGGCTGAAATCTCCTCTGGCGTCCGCAGGCTGCGCGGGTCCATGCCGATCTTGTTGGCGTATTGACGCAGATACTCGTCTGTATCTAGCACGTCAGCCGCCTCTGGGTGTGTCTGGGCTAGACCCTGCAGCACGGATTGGAAGCGGTCGTCCTGCGCAGCTCCCACGGCCTGCTGCGCCTGCGCCAGCATGCTGATGAACTCGACCTCCAGCTCCTGCTCTTGGAGCTCTTCGGGCGGCGGTGGGAACATGCCGCGGTCCATCATCTGGTTGAAGGTGAGATCGACGAGCGGCTGCAATAGCTCGTTGTGTAGGCGCTCGAGCGTTGGCCCAAGCATTGTGAGTTTCTCTTCGTGCCGCTCGGCGACCTCGGTAGCCGTCATGCTCTTGGTCGTGCTGGCCAGCATCAGGAACAGGTCGGCGTAGAACCGGCTGTTGATCCGCTGCTCGTGAGTCTGGATGTGCTGCTGCAGGTCGTTGAGCTCGAGCGTGGTCTGCCACACCGGCGTGACTCGCTGATCGCCTGGGATCTCCGTGTGGCCACCCGGCAACTTGTCGATCTCCATGCCCTTCAACGCAGCTGGACCCTGCGTCGGCGGCTTGGTCTTGTAGTCGATCGCCTGTCCCAGCCGCTTGGTCATGGACTGCAGCGCACGAACGTCTCCAAGAGCTGTCATCGCTGGGCTGCTGCCGTAGATGTCACAGCCTGACGTAGACCACCGCGGAGCCAGAACAGGGAAGTCGCGATAGCCTTCCTCGAGCAGCACGTCTGTCGGCTGCCCGCTTGCGCCTTTGCCGCCGCCCTCGAAGTAGACGCTACGGAACGGCATGTTCATGCCATCCAGCTTGCTTGGATCGCGGTCGAACCGCGGCTCGATTGCGTGGATCACCTTGCGCCATTCGTCATAGCGACCGTTGTTGAAGCTATTGCGCACGGCCTGACTGACGCGGTCGATGCCGAACATCTCCACCATCTGCGAGATCGTCATGTCGAACTCGCGATACAGCGTGTTGACCTCCTCCTCGTCGTTGACAGCCAGACAATACTGACCAGCGGTCAGCGGATAGTGGTGAATGACACGCTCCGCGTGCGGCATCACTACGCCGGCGGCCGTCCCGTAGAGCGCGAGCTCCTGGTAGTAGCGTGGCAGCGCGCGGTAGGTGTTGCTGCGGTTGAACACGCGCAGGATCTGCTTGCTGCAGTGCGACAGCCATTCCTCAACCGGCTTGAACAGATTCAGCTCTGGATCAGGCGTTGCCAAACGCATCCACGGACGAGCCGGGCTAGTCGCACCTGCCATCATGCCGGCGACCAAGATCTCGAGCGCACCCGTTGCCGTGCTGTTGTAGATCAGTCGGTGCTTCTTCTCGCCGCGGTTGCGATCGTCGTGATTCCACTGCCCCGTGCGCGGCAAGATGTGGTCAGCCAGATCGCGCCAATGAGTTTCCCAAGTGCTGCGCTCGGACCACAGTCGCTGCTTGCGCGTGCGCAGCTTGGTTATCAACGGCCTCTTGTCGATAGATCTTTGCATGCTAGGCCGTGCCCCCTAGCTGGCTATTCGAGCCATAGACACCCATTGCCCCGGTCTTCGCAGTTCTGCCAAGTCCTCCGCTACTTTGTGCCCTGGACGCCGCCACAATGCCGCCAACGTCCGTCTGTCGTCGGCGGATCTTTTGGTTCTGCTGTCGTTGCCGCATTCGCGTAGCCACAGCTAAGCGGTTACTACGTCGAACACCTTTCTCAGTGAGCTCCCTCGACTTCTTTGCATCTTCTGCCTGCTGTCGCGTCTGCATAATGGACGCACCACCTGCCAACGCCAAACCTGCGACGACTGCTCCTACTGCCATTGCGCTTTCCTCAAATACATGGACATAGCGGGTCGATAAGTCTTGCGACGCGCCATGATCGCGTCCACCGCTGTGCATGCGGGGACAGACCATAGAATGTTGAAGCCGAACTCGTCTGCTTCCTGTTCGGCCGCGGCGATCAAAGCCAGGCCAGCTCCCGTGCTGCGCTTGCGCGGTGCGACGTAGAGCGAATCACTCCACATCATCTCCTGCATCTGACTGTGCGGATGCGGTAGCAAGACCATCACGCAGTAGCCGACAACCTCACCGTCGTATCGAGCTAGCCACACGCGTAGCGCATCGGCATCCTGCAGGTTCTTGTAGTAGGGCCATGATGGATCGCACTTCACCAAGCCAACATCGCTATGTTCACGCACTTCACAGAAGTGATCGACGAACAACGATGCCGCTTCGCCCGACTGGATGTCCTCATACGAACCCAGCTCGACTTCTAGCATAGAAACAGCCACACCCTGATTCTGTCAGGGATCCGCCGGCGCGTATACATGCACCGACAGATTTACGCGTAAGGGTCGTAGTCGAGCGACGCTTTGCGCACACGCTTCCGCACACGGGACTCCACATTCGCCACCGGTGCTGCCAACGTCAGCGCCAGCGCGTCGGCAATGTCCGGGCTGCCACCGCCGTCGAGTCGCTTTTTGATTTGCTCCTTAGACTCGAGCACCTTGCGGCCTGCGCTGTCGTAGGTGTAAGTCGGCGTAGCCAGCTCTTTCTTCAGGGCCAGCAGGTTTGGGATCGCGCCGCCGCCCTTCAGCCACGACCGCATCTCCCACCACATCTCGGTGCGCCGGTTCTTGTATTGCTCGTGCAGCGCCTTGCCGCCGAACGGCACCTCGATGACCTGGTGCCCCAGCTGTCGCAGCCGGTCGATCACGCCGGCCCCGGCCCCGCTGTCGACAAACACGGCAGCAGGATTGTGTCGCTCAATCTGGTGCGCGACGCGCGCGGCGAGCTCCATGTTGTCGATGTCCCGCATGACGATTGGCTCGAACATGGCCAGCCCTTGCCGCCTGACGATCACAGAGCGGTCGTCACCGAAGCGAGCCGGGTCAACCCCTAGAATCACTGGGGCGCTGACGATCGTCGCCTCACGGCCCGTGTAGCGCCTCGTAGCAGCCTCCTCGGCATCGGCTAGTGAGATCAGCTGGTCCTCGCCGCTCGCCATGAAGTCGCAGAGCATCTCCCGCGCCCAGGCTGTCTCATCCATGTCCCGGCGCAGGCGATCGACCTCGACAGGATTCAGCGCCTCGGTGTCCTCGACCGTGTAGCGCGCGGCATACCAGTGCGGATCGTCCTCGAGCATCCGCTCGCTGGCCTTGAAGAACAGCTCGGAGAACAGGTTCAGCCCCTTCGGCGTGCCGATGAACAGCGCCCAGCCCAGCCGGTCAGCCAGCGCCGGCTGGATAATCTCGTCCCAGACCTCAGGTTTCATCTGCGCGACCTCGTCCATGACCACGCCGTCGAGGCGCACGCCGCGCATGGCGTCCGGGTTGTCTGCGCCGTAGAGCCGGATCATCGCCCCGTTGCGGAAAGTCACTGACAGATCGCCCTCGCGCACGTCGACAGCGCCGGTGCGGATCATGCTGTCGATCGTTGCCTTGAGCTCGCGCCACGCGATAGCCGTAGCCTGCTTGAGCTCGGGCGCTACGTAGAAGAACAGACCCTGCGGCCCCGTGAATCGCAGCGCCTGGTCGACGAGCTGCATGACGCCCAGCTTGGTCTTGCCGGCGCGGCGGTGCAAGGCCAGCACCGAGAACCGTTTGCAATGCTCGTGGACCTCGCGCTGCCAACGCCGCGGCTCATAGTTCAGGCTGATCGTCGTCATGCTGCCCTAGCATAGTCTCTTGCACGCGAACCACCGCGGCGCTGATCTGCTCGTTGGTAGCCGTAGCGTCCTCATCTAGCATCGAGCTCGCCACCACCCAGCCGTG